GTATCCATCTAAAACATCGAAACCTGAAGATAAAGTAGACATGAGTTCTGCTAGTTCATATTATGCAAGTAAAAAACCAGGCCAATATACAGGCGATTAAATTAAGAGGCTAAAATGGCGGTAACAAAAACAATTCTTAAGAATGTTAGACAACAAGCAGTTGTTAAATTTATTGGCAACGGATATGCCAATGTAGATTTACGAGCAGATCTAAAGCAACCTGAAGAAACATTTCAAGGGTTCAATAACACAAACGTAACAATTACAAGTGTTTTGTGGAGCACTGACGGCGCAACTTCTGCGCCAATTTTAGTTCAACGAGGTGTAAGTGCTGCATCTGCAACTAATGTAATGATATTATATGGTGGCGCGTCAGAATGGGAACTGTCGCAAGATTCAGGGTTTGTTGATAATGTTGGCGCAGATTCAAATGTGACCGTTATTTTACCCCCAGCTGGCGGAATGGTTTATTTGGTATTGGGCAAAAATACAGGATACTTAGGTCCAGATTTTAACGCATTATCACCTAATTAATACGGAGAATTAAAATGAGATTAATTACAGAAGCCGCACACGATATTACATATATTGTAGAAGATAAACAATCTGGTGGCAAGAATGTCTATATTGAAGGCATCTTTATGCAGACAGAACAACCAAATCGTAATGGACGTTTATACAAGCGCGACATTATGGAAAAGGAACTAGTCCGTTATCAGAAATTGATTGACGAGAAAAGATCGTTGGGTGAATTAGGTCATCCAGCAAATCCAACATTAAATTTGGATAAAGTCTCTCACCTAATTGAAAGCCTTCGTTTCGACGGCAACAATGTACTAGGTAGAGCAAAAATTTTAGAAACTCCAATGGGCAACATTGCTCGCAGTTTGCTTGACGCAGGTGCAGGACTTGGCGTTTCTTCTAGAGGTTTGGGTTCACTAAAAATGAACAAAGAGGGTGTTAATGAGGTTCAGGATGATTTTCATCTTGCAACCGTAGACATTGTAGCAGATCCTTCAGCACATGATGCTTTTGTTCAAGGCATTTATGAGTCTGCAGATTGGATTTGTGAAAATGGTCTATGGAAAGCTGTTGATATCGAACGAGCACAACAAACATTAAAGGGCGCATCTAAGGGACAGTTAGAATCTGTTAAACTAAAGATGTTTGAAGAGTTTATGTCTAGAATGTCTAGATAATCAAACTTATAAATAATTTGAAACAATCCATTTAGGAGACACTAATGTCAGTAGAAAGCAAAATTAAACAATTGCTAGAGCGTGTAGATGCGAAATCTAGCCTAGAAGAAGCAGACGCTATGGGTGCAGCTAAAGGTAAAGATACCTCTATCAAAGCAGCTAATGGCGGCGATGCCTCTTCCCCAAAACAAGGTGACTCTGAAGGCGCAAGCTATGAAGAGCGCGATGAAAAGGATGAGAACCAAGGTGCTATTACAGCTAAAGGTATTAGTCAAAATACCATTAAGATGAAGGGACCTGTTGGAGGAACTCCTGATTTTAAAACAGTTGGCGACCTTTCATCCGCAGTAAACCAACCCAATTCTAAGGGTAATGTTCCTGTTGGTGAGGAAGAAGAAGTTGCAGGCGAAGTAATTGCAGAAGAAGAAGTTGAATCAGAAGTTCAGGCTCCTGCAGCAATTGACTTATCCCCAATTTTTGGCGATGATCTCTCAGAAGATTTCAAAGCTAAAGCAACATCTATTTTCGAAGCAGCAGTTATTGCTCGCGTAAATGCAGAAATGGATAAAGTTGCAGCATCTCTAGAAGAGAAATATGCGACTGATGTTGCAGAATACAAAGACGGTATCGTCGAAAAGATTGATTCATATCTCAACTATGTTGTTGAGAATTGGATGAAAGAAAATGAACTAGCCTTAGAAAACGGTCTTCGCACTGAGATTGCTGAAGACTTTATGGCTGGGTTAAAAGTACTATTCAAAGAGCACTACATTGAAGTGCCTGAAGAGAAATACGATGTAATCGGTGAACTACAAGCCAAAGCTGCTGAACTCGAAGCAAAACTAGACGAAGCAATTGGCAGCAATGTAGACCTTAACAAAGAAGTCACTTCTTTAAAGCGTCAAGCAGTTGTAGAAGAATTGTCCAAGGATTTAGCTGACACAGAAGCTGCAAAATTGGGCAAGCTATTAGAGGGTGTTGATTTTGAAAATGAAGATCTTTACAGAGAAAAAGTTTCTGTAATTAAAGAGAATTATTTTCCAAAGAATGTAGTAACAGAAGGCACTAGCCAATCTGTTCAAGCACAACAGACTTTAACAGAAGAAACAGATGTTCCAACTGAATTTACAGATGGTTCGTCAGTAGTTTCTGCATATGCTAAAGCACTTTCAAGATCAATTAAAAGAGCGTAATTTTACGACATTCCATCAAGGAGAAAAAAATGTTTTTATCTGAAAACCTACAACAAAAATGGCAAGCCATTTTAGAGCACCCTGATCTTCCAGAGATCAAGGATTCCTACAAGCGTGCAGTTACATCTGTATTGTTAGAGAACCAAGAGCGTTCACTACGTGAAGAGCGTAGCGCAATGTTTGAGGCAGCTCCAGCAAACAATATTTCCGCAACAAGCGGTATTGACAAGTATGATCCAATCATGATTGGTCTAGTACGCCGTGCAATGCCTAACCTAATGGCTTATGACATTTGCGGTGTTCAACCAATGACTGGCCCAACCGGTTTGATCTTCGCAATGCGTTCTACTTACGGCGGTGCTCGTACACCTTCAACAAGAACAGAAGCATTGTACAACGAAGCAAACACAGCATTCTCAGGCACAGGCGTTGCTCAAACACCAGCAGCAGGAACTTCTTTAGATCCTACAGGCACATTTACTTCTACAACAGCTGGTGGCGTAGCTACAGCAACAGCTGAAGCATTAGGTACTTCTGGTTCTGCAGCGTTCAACGAAATGTCTTTCTCTATTGATAAGACAACAGTTACTGCAAAATCACGTGCATTGAAAGCAGAATACACAGTTGAATTAGCACAAGATTTGAAAGCTATTCACGGTCTTGACGCTGAAGCAGAATTATCAAACATCTTGTCACAAGAATTTATGTTTGAAATTAATCGTGAAGTTGTTCGTACAATTTACAAAGTTGCTAAGCCAGGTTCACCAGCTACAGCATCTGCTGGTACATTCGACTTAGACGTTGACTCTAATGGACGTTGGTCTGTTGAGCGTTTCAAAGGTCTATTGTTTAACATTGAGCGCGATGCTAATCACATTGCTCAAGACACACGTCGTGGTAAAGGTAACTTCATCGTTTGCTCTGCAGACGTTGCAAGTGCATTAGCTATGTCTGGTGTTCTAGACTACACTCCAGCGTTGTCTACAAACTTAAATGTTGATGACACAGGTAACACATTCGCAGGTGTATTGAATGGTCGCTACAGAGTTTACATTGATCCGTATTCCAGCAACCTAGGTGCAGCAAATCAGTTCTACATGGTTGGTTATAAGGGTTCTTCTCCTTATGACGCAGGTATGTTCTACTGCCCATATGTTCCTTTACAAATGGTTCGCGCAGTTGATCCTAACAGCTTCCAGCCAAAGATTGGCTTCAAGACACGTTATGGTTTAATTGCTAACCCATACGTAGTACAATCAGACGGTTATACAAATGATGCAGACACATTTACGGCTGACCGTAATCAGTACTATCGTCGCACACGTGTATTGAACTTAATGTAATTTTTACATATATTAAACCGGCATTAAGATCGGTACAGTCACAGACTGTTTAAAAGGGGGAAGAAATTCCCCCTTTTTTTGCCTTATAAATATTAATGTTAGTAAAAGGAATGTTAAATGTATACTGCAAATATAGATGTTTTACAACAGAACTACTTTAGGAATCTGCCAAAAACAAATGATTACCTAAGACCAAACGCGTTTAAGTTTTCAATAAAGGATATACCAGGTGTATCGTTTACTTGCCAATCAGCAAACTTACCGCAATTGGCATTGGGATTTGCAGTGCAACCAACACCGTTTACTGATATTCCTCGCATTGGCGATAAACTGAATTTCGGAGACTTTACTATTAGATTTTTAATTTCCGAAGATATGTCAAATTACTTAGAATTATATACATGGTTAGTGGCTCTTGGTTTTCCTAAAGATTACAATCAATTTGGATCATTTGTTGCAAATAGACCAAGTTCGTTCCCACTCGTAACCAACGCAAAGGGCGAAAAAGAAGTTTTGGCATACTCGGATGGTACTTTATCGATTTTAGACTCGACAAATACCCCTAAGGTGAATATAATATATAAAGACTTGTTCCCAGTGTCTTTAGAAGCTTTGGATTTTGATATTGCTTCTGCTAGTGTTGAGTACTTTACTGCAATCGCTTCCTTTAAATATACATACTTTGAGGTGGAGCAAATTTAATTAATATGGAGATTTTATGGCTAATAATAACAAACCTGGATTGAAAAACATTCCAAAAATTCCGGTTCCAAAATTTAACAAACCGGCGGCCGCCCCGCAACAGCAACAAGCTCAACCAGGGCAGTTACAAATTAACATTGAAGAATTGCGTAAAGAAAAAATCTTTATTGCGACCCCTTGTTACGGTGGTATGCTTACAGAAGCATATTTCAGATCAATGGTTCGTACATTGACATTCTTTAACCAACACCAAATTCCAATCGCATTTGGTACAATTGCAAATGAGTCTTTAGTTACTCGTGCTCGCAATGTGTTGGTTGCTTATTTTCTACAAAGCAACTATACTCGCTTATTGTTTATTGATGCAGATATCGAATTCCAAGTTGAAGACGTTTTAAAATTACTTGCACACAACAAAGAAGTTTGCGTTGGCGCATATCCTAAGAAGGGTGTTAACTGGCAGCGTATTCGCGATATGGTTCTTAGCAAAAAAGATGAACCAATGGCTGACGGAGCAATTGCATCTTCAGGTAGCGACTATGCTATTAACTTTAAATTCCTTAATCCAGGTAGCAAACAAATTGCTATTGAAAATGGCGTAATTCGTTTACACGATGGCGCTACAGGATTTATGATGATCAAGCGTGAAGCAATTGATAAGATGATTGCTGCTTATCCTGAGTTGAAGTATAACAATGATTTGAATACTCCTCCAGATTTGCAAGACTTCTTCTATGCATTCTTTGACACAATGATTGATCCTAAAGATCGTCGTTACTTGTCAGAAGATTACACATTCAGCAGACGCTGGCAAGATATCGGTGGTGACATTTGGCTTGACCCAACTATCTCATTGAATCACTTTGGATCATTTAACTTCCAAGGTAATCCAGCACAAATTATTCAAATTGGATAATCAATGAAATTATCTGACCTGCAGGAAATGTGGGCAGATGATTGTAAGATTGACGAAACAAATCTTGGACATGAATCTGCTCGCACACCTACTTTACATTCTAAGTATTTAAATTTTTTATCATCTACTCGGCTTAATTTACGTAAGGCTGAGTCTGACTACTTAAACCTTCGCCGCAAAAAGTACAAATATTTTAGAGGAGAAATGACTCAGCTAGAATTGTCTGACGAAGGTTGGGATCAATGGCAAGGCAATAAACCATTAAAGAATGAAATGGATGAATTTCTTCAGGTAGATTCAGACTTGATTATCTTACAAGATAAGATTGAGTATTTTAAAACTGTCATGTATCAGCTTGAACAAATTATTAGATCATTGAATAGTAGAACATGGGATATAAAAAATAGTATTGAATGGACTAAATTTACGAATGGATTAATGTGATGCGAGAACAAAATATTCAAATGAAATATGTTTCGTTACAATCATTGGGGTATATGATTTGTGATGTACCTTTAAACATACAAGAAAAAACCAAAAAAGAATGTGTAAGACTAATTAATTCTAATTTTGAAGATGCAGTGCCATATAATTATAGTTTAGTGGGCAATATACAACACGAATATAATTTAAATTGCGTAACCGAAGAATTAAATGACTTTTTAAGTGTAGCCGTCCCCGAATATTTTAAATTTAATCACCAGCACGAATTAGCTAATAAAAAATTTAAAATACAGGAAAGCGATGCTGAATTACTTGGAGTTGGATCTAAAAATACAGTAATGCCTTCAGTCTGGATAAATTTTCAACAAAAACATGAGTATAATCCTGTACATTGCCATGAAGGACTTTTGAGTTTTGTTTACTGGGTAAAAATACCTTATTCTTTAGATAATGAATTAAAAAATCCAATGACTGCGTATGCATTTCAAAAAAGGGCCCCTGCATTTAGTTATTTTTATAGTAATTGTATCCCCGAAATGACTAGTGAAAATACCTGGGGTCTTGTAGGTTCTCAGATACAACAACATATTATTCCGGTAGATAAATATCACGAAGGTAAAATGGTAATTTTTCCAGCATGGTTACAACACGCTGTTTCACCATTCTTTACAAGTGATGAATTTAGAATTTCTGTTGCTGGAAATATAGGAATGGTCAAAGATGCCTGATATAAGAATAAGAAAAAAGAACGAAGTATACTTAAATGTTGATGCTGAACCTTCAATTGCTCAAGAATTGAACGATCATTTCTCATTTGAGGTTCCTGGTGCAAAATTTCACCCACTTTATAAATCTCGTATGTGGGATGGAAAGGTGCGTCTTTTTTCGATGTTCACTAAAGAGTTATATGTTGGGTTAAAAGACTATGTAGAACACTTTGCTAAAGAACGTGATTATACTGTAGATTATTCTGAGTATGTTCATACAGCCGATACCTGTACCCTTGAAGAAGTAAAAGAGTTTGTAAAAGAACTTAATATTGGTTCCAAGGGTGAACCTCTCGAAATGAGAGATTATCAGATTGATGCTATCTACAAAGCAATCAGTGATGGCAGACGTTTGTTATTATCTCCAACTGGTTCGGGTAAGTCATATATCATTTATTGCGTAATGCGTTGGCATGAGAAACAAGGTAGGCGTCAATTAATTTTAGTTCCTACTACCTCTCTTGTTGAACAGATGTATTCTGATTTTCAGGATTACTCTTGTTTAAATGGATGGAAAACTTCTAATCATTGCCATCGTATTTACGGAGGACATGAAAAATCTAATGAATATGATGTTGTTATTAGTACTTGGCAATCTTTATATAAATTACCTAAAAAATTCTTTGATGACTTTCAGGCAATTTATGGAGATGAAGCGCATTTGTTTAAAGCTAAATCTTTAACAGGTATTTTAAATAAATGCCCTGGCGCGCCTTATCGTGTAGGTACTACTGGAACATTGGATGGAACACAGACACACAAATTAGTTCTTGAAGGATTATTTGGTCCTGTTTATAAAGTTACTACAACTAAGAAACTTATTGCTAGCAAAACATTAGCCGATCTGCAAATTTATAATCTAATATTAGATTATTCGGATGAGATTAAAAAAGCACTTAAAGGAAAAACATATCAAGAAGAAATGGATTTTCTGGTACAGCATGAACCGAGAAATAAGTTTATCCGTAATTTGACTCTTAAGCAAGAAGGTAATAGTCTTGTACTATTTCAGTATGTTGAAAAACACGGTAAAAATCTATATCAAATGATTAATGATAAAGCTGAAAATCGAAAGGTATTTTTTGTTTACGGTGGAACAGATACGGAACAAAGAGAACAAATTCGAGCATTGACAGAAAAGGAAAATAATGCTATAATAGTAGCATCGTATGGAACTTTCTCAACAGGAATAAATATTAAAAACCTACATAATATTATTTTTGCATCTCCCTCTAAATCTCGTATTAGGAATTTGCAATCTATTGGCAGGGGATTAAGAACAAGTGAAACTAAAAGTAGTTGTAACTTATATGATATAGGCGATGATTTGACCTGGAAATCTAAAAAGAATTATACTTTATTACACATGATAGAACGAATCAAAATCTATAACGATGAACATTTTGAATATAAACTAATAAAAGTACCACTACAATGAACCAAGCATATAAGCTATTAAAACTTAATACAGGTGACGATATAGTTTGTAAAACTGAAGAAAATTTATCATTAAAAGATAAAGACAGTATTTTTGTACAAGACCCTATGATACTCAATCAAATACGAGTGCCATATGGTTCGGGTATAATGGAATCATATACTTTGTCTCCTTGGATGTCTCTTGCTGAAGGCGATTTTTATGAAATACCAGCACACTATATTGTGGTTGCCGCCGATATTAAGGAAACTCTTAAAGACAGTTATATAAAGTATGTACATGATCGTAAAGAAGCAGACTTAATTGCCGAAACATCTGAAGATACTGAAGAAGAATCTGATAACTCTGAAATTGAAAAAGAAACTAACTATGAAAACAGCCAAAGCACCATTAAACGTCGCGGACGCCTCATCCACTGAACCAAAGATGCAAGTGTCGTCACATTATGTTGACAATAAAAAATTCTTGCAAGCATTAATTGACTATAGACAAAGTGTAGTTGAAGCAGCCGAAAAAGGCGAAGATCCTCCTATTGTTTCTAAATACATTGGTGAATGCTTTATTAAGATTGCAACACATCTTTCTTATAAGTCTAATTTTATTAATTATACTTTTAAAGATGATATGATATCTGATGGCATTGAAAATTGCTTAACTGCTGTTGCTAAATTTGATCCTGCAAAATCTTCAAATCCATTTGCATATTACACGCAAGTTATCTATTTTGCATTCATTAGACGAATCCAAAAAGAAAAGAAACAACAAGCAACCAAATATAAATTGATTGAGAATATGGATATTGATGCCTTAATCTCTCAAGAGCAAGATGGCGAATTTGGATCACAATTCTTAGATTATTTGAAACGACAAATGGATACTATTGATATTGAAAAACGGGTAATGAGTATTCCGAAAAAGGCTAAAAAAGTTCGAGATGATATCGAAAATCCGCTTGACCTTGATGACTAAACACTATATAATATATAGTATAAATTCTCGGAGATATAATGGCAAAATTGAAAATATCAGAACTATTTTATAGTATTCAGGGCGAAGGCAGGTACATGGGAGTACCTTCCGTTTTCTTGAGAACATTCGGTTGCAACTTTACTTGCGACGGATTTGGGATGGCAAAGGGTGAAAAAAGCGATGAAAGAAATGTTATTGCGATTAAAGCTGATAGCTTTACAAACTATAGAGATCTTCCTCTTGTTCATACAGGTTGTGACTCTTATGCTTCTTGGGATCCTCGGTTTAAGCATCTTAGCCCTGTACTCTCTACTGATAGCATTACCGATACAATTATGGATATATTACCGCACAAGAGGTGGGAAGACGAACATCTTGTAATTACAGGTGGTGAACCATTATTGGGTTGGCAAAAACAATATCCTGAATTATTAGATCATCCAAAAATGTTAGCATTAAAAGAACTAACATTTGAGACAAATGGTACACAAGCATTGACACCCGAATTTAAACAATATCTTTTAAATTGGACATTGAGTAATAAAAATAGATTAACTAAAAGAGGAGTTGATGCGTTAACATTTTCAGTTTCTCCTAAATTATCTGTATCAGGTGAAAAATGGGAAGATGCAATTTGTCCTGAAATTGTAGCAGGTTATGAATGGTGTGGATACACATATCTTAAATTTGTAATCGCATCATCTCAAGATGCAGAAGAAGCAGAAGAAGCAGTAAATGCATATCGTAAAGCTGGTTTTACGGGTCCTGTTTATATTATGCCTCTTGGCGGCACTGAGCAGTTGTACTCTATTAATAATAGGAATGTTGCAGAACTCGCAATGCGAAAAGGTTGGAGATACTCAGATAGACTCCAAATACCATTGTTTAAAAACGCGTGGGGAACATAATGTCAAATAGTGCTTTAGATCAAGTTAAAAGATATGGCTTTGAGGCCAACGATAAGTATATGGATGGTTTTTATCAATTTGCGTATAAACAAAAATTGTATGAAGTATTATGGGAAGCACAACGGCAATTAAATCGTTGTTCCACATATGTAGGTGAAGAAGAATGGGTTGCTGAAAATCTTCCCAAATATAAATAACAATGTTACACAAAGGTAACAAATTTCAAATATCATATCCGTGTTAGGAAGGATTCTAAAATGTCATATAACAAAACAAAATGCGACCCCGAGTTGGGTCTTAAAGTTCACGAACATCTAGTTAAGGTGGGTGTCGAAACACCTATTAAAGAGACTGGGCAAGTAATTGACCGTAAGGGTAAGATCGATGTAATCGAATCTTTATTTACAGATATTATGAAAACACTCGGACTTGATCTTACAGATGATAGTCTTATCGAAACACCTAAGCGTGTTGCTAAGATGTATGTGAATGAAATCTTTTGGGGACTCGATTATGAAGCATTCCCTAAATGCACAACTGTTGACAACAAAATGCATTATAATGAAATGGTTGTAGAACGCAATGTTAATGTACAATCTAATTGTGAGCATCACTTTGTCGTAATTGATGGATTAGCAACTGTTGCATATGTTCCTAAACAACGAGTACTTGGTCTAAGTAAAATTAATCGTATTGTTGAATATTTCAGTAAACGACCACAGATTCAAGAACGTTTAACAGAACAAATTTTCCACACACTACAATTTATTCTTGATACCGAAGATGTTGCAGTATTGATTGATGCACAACACTATTGTGTTAAATCAAGAGGTGTTGAAGATACCGGTAGCTCTACAGTTACAGTTCGATTGGGTGGCGGATTTAAAAATCACCCAGAAGTAAGAAATGAATTTTATCAGATTGCAAGACAAGGATGTAAATGACAATTAATGTAATGGTTGACTTGGAGACAATGTCAACAAGATCACACGCAGCAATTTGTTCGATTGGTGCAGTAAAATTTGAAGGTAGTAAAATTATAGATACATTTTACTGCACCATTGATCTTGCTAGCTGTAAAGAAGCTGGAATGCATATCTCCAAGGATACTGTTGCATGGTGGTCTAAACAAAATAAAGATGCATTACGAGAATTGACTAAAAATAATATCTCATTACAAGAAGCTCTTGATAAGTTTGAATTGTGGTTTGGCCCTAAAAGCTTACCTATTTGGGGTAATGGTGCAGTATTTGATAATACTATTTTAGGCAACGCGTACTTTATCACAGGAAGAGAGCCACCCTGGAAATGCTGGGACGATCGTTGCTACAGAACTGCTAAAGCAATGTTCAATTGGATTCCTGAGGATAAACGAGAAGGCACATATCATAATGCGTTAGATGATGCTATGCATCAGACAAAACATTTAATTAAAATCCTTGGAGATTGAATGACAAATGTCCAGCAAAGAATGGAAGAATTAATTCGGCCAATTGATCAACAAATTTATATGTGTGATGATAGGCGAGATTTATTAATGTTTAATTGCGCTATGCTACAACGAGTTAAAGAAGTATTTGATTTGCTTGTAGGCGAAGAAGGTCGCAAAAATATGTTTAAAGATTTAGTATGAAAACTTATAAAAAGAGAATTGCGTTTTGTATCAGTGACCAACATTTAGTACCACATGGCGGCATTGGTCAATTTGCCAAAGGGTTTGTTGAGATGGCAAATAAAATTAACTGGAAGGTTGATATTATTACAGACAAACCCACAACAAATGATTTTGCTAAATTAGTTGAATCATTGGGTGCAAATTTAATTGCGCCAAAAAATGCTTTGTCATATAAAAATCATACTGGCACATTTGCATTTACAGATTCAATTAACTTTGAAAAGATGATTAACTTCCGTGATGCTGTTATGAATGCGTTTCATACTAACATTTATGATATGGTTGTTTGTAATTCTTTAGAAGCAATGCCTGCAGTATTAAGTTTTGATCTTAATAATTACATCCCAGTAGTTCTTTACACGCATGAAGAAAGCATGGTATTCCGTGATACGAGAAAATTTAAAGGTGTGTTTTTAGAAAGCTGTAATGAGTTTTTTAATAACTTAATGAACCTTGAGAATTGTTATATTGGCACACAATCCCCTCGTAATGTAACCGAAATTAAAAACAATGGCGGGGCAAATGTAGAACATTTAAGTATGCCTATGTCTGAAAGAGAATTACTCACAAGCGATTATCCTGAAAGAAAAGGTGTATTGTATATTGGTCGTTGGGAAGATCGTAAAAATCCAGAAGCATTTTTAAAGGTAATTAAAGAAACAGGATTGCCTGCAAAAATTATGACTAATGCTAATGGCAAAAAGAAATTCGAAGCTCGTCTTGCAGAACTTGGCATAACTGATTATGAAATTAAAGCCAGTATTGTGGGCAAAGAAAAAGTAGATTTTATTAAATCTGCAAAGGTTCACTTTAATCCTTCATTGCGAGAAAATTATCCATTCACATTTTTTGAATGTTTAGGTCATATGCCCTGTATTGTTATTGACAAATCTGAATGGGTCACAAATTTTGACAACAAATATTATATTCGTTTGCCATTAAATGAAGTAGGTGAAGCATTGAAGGCTGAATACAATGCAGACAGAAAAGATCGTAACCACAATGCATTGCAATATATTAAACATTTGGATTTCCAAACATCTGATAGATGGAAAAAGTTTTTGAATGATTATACCCAAACAGCATTAGCACGATCCGATTCTGCAAAAATTAATGATTATTCCGAAATCAAATATGCAGAGTTTATTCGTATCCTAAATAGGACACAATTGGCTATCGACGATGTAAAAAGCATATTGACAAATAAGTCTAAATATAATATAATTTACACAGACAACGACACATACCTATCTAAAGATCCTAATTTTATACCAAAAGAAGAAGCAACTTCTTCATTAGAAAGCCTGTTTGCATGAGAACATATGAATACGTAATTTCTGGCCCAGCATATTTACGCTTGGGTGCAGAACAATGTAATGACCCTGTAGTATTAGAAATGATGCTCGACATGATTGCTCGAGTATGTCACAATCAGAATAACCATACATTCTCATTATTGTATAATGGTTTTACCGAAAAGAACTTTGGACCTAAGCTACAAAAGTTTCGCCCCTCAATTAATAACATTCATGCCGACTCTGGTGGGTTGCAGATCATTACTCGAGGTCTAAAAAATACTTCAGATGTAAGAGAAAAAGTTTACTTGAATCAAGGTCAATATGCCGATATAGGTATGTCATTTGACGAGATTCCTGTTAAGACAACTTCTACAAGTGGCGTATCATCTAAGATTGACACTAAGCGTAGATACGCAGACATGGATAATTTTGATGAGTATGCTAGACAAACAGGTCGAAATGTAAAGGCGCAAATCGAAACATTTGATAAGATGGGTAGTAAATGTAGACCATTTGTTATTATGCAGGGATCTTCTCAAAAATCCTATTCTCGGTGGGCAGAACTCGTGTTAGAAGAAATTACCCCTGCACTACATCATCGTATCGGTGGGCTTGCTATGGGATCAGCTGCTCTAGGCATGGGTCAGTTAGAAGATGTTAAACGAGCATTTTATGTTACGCAGATGCCATACACAAGACCATTTCATTTACACGTATTGGGTGTAGGTGCATTACGTCGTATTCTTCCTTATATTTGTTTTAGCCAATCTGGTCTGTATGAAGGCATTGATATTTCATATGACTCAACAACCCATTCTATGTCATTGGATAATGGATTGTTTTACTTCTCATTTGCTAAAAAGGCAGCCGGCACACCATATGGCGGAACATCTGTAAAAATGGGTAGAGAATATTCCAACATTTATAGAACAGTTACTACAGAAATTAATACAGTTTGTGGTACAAATTATACCCCTGAAGAATATCACATCTTGATGAATAGAGGTGTAGGTGTTCACTTAGAACAAGGTGGACAATTTGTAGATATTATGCGGGCACGTCTTGCTTTTATTTTAACAAACGTACATAATTTTACACATGATGTAAATGCTTTAACAGAATCAAAAGAATTGTTTTTAAAATTCTGCAGAGAAAAAGATTGCGAGAATGAATATGCTACATTATTTGATGTTAAAACACTAGCTGACTTTGAGCATTGGGAAAAGAATGTAGGCAAACATATGGATTCCGAACCAGTTAACACACAACCACCAGTTTCACTTGAGGATTTATTTGCATGACCGATATTATTTCAGACGAACCAGTATTTTTTACAGATACAATTATACACAGTAAACTAATTAAAAAGAAAAGTTCTATTTGGGTTACCTTTCAAAAAGAAGGTATTCATAAATACCCACAAGCTGCAACTGATCCTAAATTAGCAACAGGCGATTGGCTGGATGTTTCATTCTTAGGAACACCGCATAGACACATTTTTCATTTCCGTGTGGAGATGGAAGTGTTTCACGATGATCGAGATGTTGAATTTATTCAAGCAAAACGTATTATGGAAAGATGGTATTCAGATGGTACGTTACAGTTAGATTATAAATCTTGCGAAATGATGGCATGTGATCTTTATGATAAGTGTTATGCAAAATGGCCTGATCGAGATTATACGATTGAAGTATCAGAAGACGGCGAAAATGGTTGCAGAATTAGTTTTGAAAGGATAGCCGGTGAGTAAATTATATTATATGGGTTTAGAACCCTATGAAGGTCGTTATACTTTGCAATTACAACAATGGAGCGAAGCTGCATTTAAACGCAGAGGTATTGATTATGAAGTAATTCATGGCGATATTTTAGATGACTCTAAAGCAATCGTTACAGGTCAAGTACTTGATGCGCACGGGCGTAGTTATTATTCGTTGACGCAGATGGCTAATCTTATTAAGAAGATGAAAGCTGGTGAAATTACTTGGCAGGATACGATCTTTTTTGAAGATATGTTCACACCTGGTATAGAAGCATTGCCCTATATTATGGATCAAGTAAGTTTTGAGTATCAACCTCGAATCTTTGTTCGTTGTCTTGCACAAACAATTGATCCAGATGATTTTGTTCACGTATGGGACATGCAGAAGTGGATGGGTCTATATGAAAAGATGACAGATCAATTTGTTACAGGTGTACTTGCTTCTAACGAAGAGATGGTTGCCCATATGAAAATTGCAGGATGGGAAGCACCAATCTTTAATATCTCTGGACTTGCATTTGATAAAGATGAAGTTCGTGGTCGTGTAGCAACTCGTATTCCTTTTAATGATCGTAAACTTCGTGTAGTATTTGCTGCAAGATTCGATCAAGAAAAACAACCTGATTTCTTTATGGATTTGATTGAGCGTTATCATACAATTAATCCTAATGTAGAGTTTGCTGTTCTATCAGGCGGACCTTTACGTAGTAACAACGAAAAGTATTTGACTCGCGCGAGAGCATTGGAAAAGACTCATAATTTTAAAATCTATGAGAATCTTAAGAAGAATGAATACTATGAATTGTTAGGCGATTCTCGAGTATTGTTTAATTGTGCCTTACAGGATTGGGTAAGTAATACAGCATCAGAAGCAGATGCACTTGGTACAAATTGTTTGTATCCTGCATATAGATCATTCCCCGAAACATTTGCTAATGATCGTGAATGTCTCTATATCCCATGGTCACAAGATGATGCAGTATTTAAATTAAATACATTATTGTTTCAAGAGCGAGCAAACTTAGGTAAGCTGTCTGATTGGACGTCTGGTACTATTGATCGTTGCTTAGATATTATGTTTGAAGATAATGCTAAATGGTATCGTAGCGGTAAGGATTACAGAGATTATGTCCCAGCAGCCAAGTACTAAATTAGTTGTTGTTACTGGTTCCGCTGGTTATATCGGCGGACAGACTTGTATCGAATTAAAGAAACAAGGATACGAAGTTATCGGCATTGATAACAGACATAACGAACATCTTGATGCATTTCAAGATGAATATTTGCAATGCGACTTTACAGATATGGACGCGTTTAGTCTATATAAAAAGGTATATCCAGTCGCAATTATTCATTGTGCCGGTACTAGCTTAGTTAGTCCTAGTATGAAAAATCCAGGACATTACTTTCACAATAATGTATCTAAGACAAATTTGCTTTTAGATTTTGTTGCTAAACATATTCCAAAAACTAAAATTATTTTTAGTAGTAGCGCATCTGTTTATGGCATACCAACAACAAAAACACCGTTGAGAGAAAACGATAAGGTAGATCCAATATCTCCTTACGGTGAATCTAAATTAATGGTTGAGCATTTGTTAGAATGGTATCATAGGTGTCACAATTTAAACTATACAGCATTTAGATATTTTAATGCTTGCGGTGCAGATGATAACGGTCAACATGGTCAAGAACCAAATGCAACACATATCTTTGCCAAACTATTTGAAGCAGTTAAAAACAATGCAGCATTTACTTTAAATGGTGCAGACTATGATACGCCAGATGGAACTTGCATTAGAGATTATATTCATGTTCAAGATATTGCACTTGCACATATAAAAGCTATTGACAAATCTATTCAAGGCATATATAATTTAGGGATGCTTCAGGGGCATTCTAATCTACAAATTCAAATGCTTGTAGAAAAAATTACCAATAAAGAAATTGTAACATTTATTAATAAACGACGCGAGGGCGATCCGCCATCGTTAGTTGCTGATAGTACAATGTTTAAACGTCTTGCAGATTGGAATCCTGTATATGATATGTCGGATATTTTAACATCTTTAAATACATGGTATAAATCTCCAACATATGATGCTTTAACAAAGCAGCGGTCTTATTCGAACATTCAACCCGCTTTATAAATTCTGCATGTCGTCAAACTTACTTAAAGAGGCAAGAGATGGCAAATAAAAAATTCTTCTCAACAAAAACATATAGACAAATAGGTCCCGTAGCTTATAGGCAATGGCGTGCAGATTCTCATTGTAATTTAATTCATGGTTATGCTATGAGTTTTCACTTTGAGTTTGAGGCGGACACATTAGATGCTCGCAATTGGGTAACTGATTTTGGCGGGCTACGACCACTTAAAGACAAGCTAGAAGAATGGTTTGACCACACTCTGCTAGTTGCACAAGATGATCCTATGCGTGAACATCTATTAGAATTAGGTAGATTAAAACTAGCAAAGATTACAGAAGTAGAACGTACGGGGTGTGAAGGTCTAGCTGACTTTTTATATGAATATATTAACACAATATTTTTGCCAAACTGCGGTAGCGAAGAAGCAAAGCGTGTTTGGTGTTGCAGAGTAGAAGTACGTGAGACTGATTCCAATATGGCAGGCCGCTCAGGCCATAGAGAAGATAACGAATTTAATTAATACATGAAAATCTGTTTATTAGGTGATACTCATTTTGGTGTGCGAAATGATTCTAAAGCATTTCACGCATACTATGAGAAGTTTTATAGTCAGGTATTTATTCCATATCTGTTAGAACATAAAATTGATACTGTTATTCAGTTAGGTGATCTATTTGATCGTAGAAAATACATTAATTTTAATTCCCTTGCAGAAGCAAGACGATACTTCTTTGATCCGTTAGAAGCAAATGGCATTAAACTATTAACACTAATCGGCAATCACGATATTTTCTGGAAGGAAAGTCTTGATGTCAATTCACCTGATCTATTATTAAAAGACTACGGCAACATAACAATTTATCAGGAACCCGGTAAATTTGTGTATGACAATATTACCTTTGATATTGTGCCTTGGATTTGTAAAGAAAATGAATCTGACATTGCTACATTTATAGATCAAAGTTCTGCAGATTATTGTATTGGGCATTTTGAGATTGCAGGGTTTCAGATGATGAAAGGTATCGACAATCATGAAGGAGTTGATCGTAGTTACTTTAAACAATATAAAGAAGTGTTTAGTGGACATTTTCATACTAAATCATCTGAAGGCAATATCACATACTTAGGCACTCCATATGAATTAACTTGGAATGATGAGAGTGATCCTAAAGGGTTTTTCGTTTTTGATACTGAAACACGTGGTTTAGAATTCATACAAAACCCATATACAATTTTTACTAAGTTCTATTACGACGATGATAAAGTTGATCCTGATACAATTGATGTATCTATTTTTGCAAACCAACACGTTAAATTAGTTGTAGTTAAAAAGAAAGACTTTGTTAAATTTGAAAGATTCATTGAACGAATTTATAAACAAGACCCACTAGAATTAAAAATTATTGAAGACTTTTCTGAGTTTGAATCTGAAGCATTAGATGATGCTATTGATTTAGAAGATACTATGACTTTATTATCTAATTATGTGGATAGCGTTGAGACTGATGTAGATAAAGAAAGACTTAAAACATTGCTAAAAACACTATACGTTGAAGCACAACATTATGAAGAAACCTAAAGCACAAGTTGATTATTGGTTTCCTACTCCTATATGGAACCATACATTTGAATCTATACAAGATTCTACTTATGAAGATGCAATATCATATTGTATAGATTGCAAAAATAAATCTGATGGTAGAATACGTAGTAATGTCGGTGGATGGCAAAGCAATGATTTACTATTATCCGATATTATTGCTACTCCTTTAGAACCTTTTTTTACTGAAATTAATATGTTATTGCCTGATATTGTATCTAATATAGCATCAACATCATCATTAAAGGTTACAAATTTTTGGATCAATATTAATAAAAAAGGTGATAGTAATATGCCGCATCATCATCCAAACTCTCATCTATCAGGCGCATTTTATCTTACCGACAATAATTCATCTATTAAATTTTTAAGAGAATCTACAACTGCTTTATGGTGGTTGTCGTGTTTAATTAGTAAAAATAATACGGTTCCCTCATTTAATGTAGCAGAATATTTTCCCAAAAGAGGCACTTTACTTATTTTTCCATCTTGGATGGCGCATTTGGTTGAATCTAATGATAGTGACCAAGATAGAATATCAATTTCATTTAATACATTATAATACATGCTTAGATTTACAAAGATCAAATGGAAAAACTTTCTTTCAACCGGAGGTCAATTTACAGAAATTGATTTTGAGAGTTCACCCTCAACTTTAATTGTGGGCGAGAATGGTGCTGGTAAAAGTACTATTCTTGACGCAATTTGTTTTGTATTGTTTAATAAACCATTTAGGAATATTAACAAACCGCAGTTAATGAATACAATCAATGGTAAGAATCTTATTGTTGAGGTTGAATTTAGTATTGGTAAGAAAGACTATAAAGTCATTCGAGGAATGAAGCCCGGTGTGTTTGAAATATACTGCGATGGTGACATTCTTAATCAAGATGCTGCTGCAAAAGACTATCAGAAATATCTTGAAGAAGCAATTTTAAAATTAAATTATAAATCTTTTACACAGATTGTTATTCTTGGATCAGCCTCATTTACACCCTTTATGCAATTGTCATTGGGCAATAGACGTGAGATTATTGAGGACATTTTAGACATTCAAGTATTTTCAGTAATGAATTCAGTGTTGAAAGATAAATCAACTGAACTAAAAGCTAAAATAACTGACATTGAAACTGTTATTGAATTAGGTAAAAATAAGGTCAAGTTGCAACAACAATACATTGCAACTCTTGAAAATGATAAGCAAAAGAAAGTAGACGATGTACAAAAGCGAATATCTGAAACGAATGCAGAGATACTACAACTTAATGCCGGGATGTTGGCAGAACAAGAAACAGAAGGAACTCTTAAATCCTCTATATCAGACTCCGTTGAGAAACGTAACAAGCGTACGGAGATGGGAACTTTGCTTAAAAAACTTTCCGAAAGAGTTAAGGAACAAGAAGGTAGCATACAATTTTACCACGAACATGATGTTTGTCCAACGTGTAGCCAAGGCCTTGACGATGACCTCAAGAACTCCGCAATCACAACTCACACGCACAAACGCGAAGAAGTTGAAACAGCAATTCAAACCCTTGCCGCTCAACTCGAATCTATTGAAGCTAGACTTAATGAGATTAATGATATCGAAGAGAAAATCTCTGAACATAAAAGCAACATCATTACCTACAGTTCAAAAATCATTGCGTCGCAAAATTATATTCAAAAGTTACAGGCGGACTTGGCAAGCAATACTAATGATACGGCAAATATTGAAGATGAAACGAGGCATCTTAAATTACTCGCCAAAGACGTGGTTGCCCAAGCTGGTGAAAAAAGCAAATTATCAGAAGATAAACATTATTTAGATATTGCCGCAATCTTGTTAAAGGATACAGGGATTAAAACAAAGATCATCCGACAATACTTGCCAGTTATAAATAAATTAGTAAACAAGTATTTGACGGCAATGGATTTCTTTGTTCACTTTGAATTAGATGAATCATTTAATGAAGTAATTAAATCTAGACATAGAGACGAATTTAGTTATGCTTCATTTAGTGAAGGTGAAAAGCAAAGAATTGATTTAGCATTATTGTTTACGTGGCGTACTATTGCGAAGATGAAAAACAGTGCAAGTACAAACTTGTTATTGTTAGATGAAGTGTTTGATTCTTCATTAGATGCAAATGGTACAGACTATGTTATGAATTTGTTAAATACTATAGGTGACGATACAAATGTATTTGTTATATCGCACAAAGGCGATCAATTAATAGATAAATTTAAGTCGGTTATTAAATTTCAAAAGTATCAAAATTTTAGTAGACTAGTATGATTATATTAAGAAAAGACAAACTGAATCTTGTTGAACCCACAGATGAGGTAATGAACAAATCACCTCAGCGTTTTAATTTTGACACAGACGGTGAAAGTGCTCCCGGTGTTGCAAATGTTTTATTTGAAAGAATGAAGCAGTTAGGTGGAGTTGGCCTAAGCGCTAATCAAGTTGGATTAGACATGAGTGTATTTGTAATGGGTCTAGGCGAACTTAAAATTGCAGTATTTAATCCTATTATAATTAAATACAGTAAAGAAGAAGAATTATTTAATGAAGGTTGTTTATCTTATCCTGGTATTATGTTAGCTATTAATAGACCAACTAAAATAACTGCTACATACCAAGATGAAACTGGCAAATTTATTGAGCAAGAATTTAATGGATTAACTGCTAGAATATTCCAACACGAATATGACCATATGAACGGCACCGATTTTACAAAACGAGTATCCAAATTTAAATTAGATTTTGCTAAAAAGAAATTCGAAAATAAGCGTAAAAAGATTATTAAAAAATACGCAGTAAAAACAATGGTAGAGGCATTAAATGACAATAAAGATTCCAACTGAATATAACGAAGTATTTGATTTTGGTTTTACAGCAGTAGAATCAGAAGAATCCATAGTTGAAAAACCGGTAGTTAATACCGCGCCAATGGTTGATGGATTATCTGCAGTTGAAGATAAAGTTTCTATTATATTAAATAAAATCGATTATTTAGAAGAGATAATCAAAGCAAGTGCTGGTTCTAATAATAATTTTGATATTGATTCATATAAACTATTAGTTGAAAAAGATGTTAATGATAAATTAAAAAAATTAGAAGGATTAATAATGCCATTATTGGCGAATTTATTAAAAAATCCAGATAAAGATTTTATTAAATGGCCTAATAGAAAACCAGTTATTGAAGCACAAATATCCAAAATATTAGCTATAACTAGACCAACTACAGAGTAAAAAGTGCTTGACCTTTGTTCCTAAAGGTGTTATAATATAGCATCAGCAAGGAAATTTATGGCACTAGCAAACTCAAAATCAGTACTCGCAAAGCTACTCGCACAAGAGAACATCTCAGTCGAGCATCGCAAAACACAAACCGCATACTTTGATCCCAAGAATCGTGTTCTTGTTCTTCCAATCTGGAAAGACATGGACACCGATCTTTATGACTTGCTTGTAGGTCACGAAGTGGGTCATGCTTGGGAAACACCTGCCGAAGGCTGGCACAATGCCCTTAATGGTCAGAAACGTGGTTTCAAATCTTATCTCAATGTAGTTGAAGATGCACGTATTGAGCGTTGTATCAAATCTCGCTATCCTGGTCTGCGTTCATGTTTTTATAAAGCATATAAAGGTTTGGCAGATAAAGACTTCTTTGGTATTGCAGAACGAGAAATCTCAACACTTAATTTGATTGATCGTATCAATCTACACTTTAAGATTGGTCCTTTCCTTGCGGTTCCATTTGACACAGAAGAACAATTTTATATTAAGCAAATTGAAAATCTTTCAAATTGGGATGATGTAGTTCGTGTTGCTACAGAATTGTATAATCGCCGTAAGCAAGAACTTGAAGATGAATACTATGACAATCAACCACGTCGTGGCACAGGCGAAATCCAAGACTATGATGAATATGATGAGTATGATTCTGAGTATAATATTGAAGACGATACAATGGCGGAGGATGATGCTGGCGGTGTAGGTGCCGGTGGCGAACCAGACTTTGATCCTAAGTCAATGACGGATGAAGAATTCCGCAAGCGTGAATCTGAATTAGTATCCGATGAAATCAAACCATATCGTTATGCGACATTGCCATTGATTAGTACTAAAGATTTTATTATTCCTCACAAGAAACTTTATGCTGAAACCGATTGGCAAATTATTGATGAAGACTATGGTGCATCTGATCCAATGTTTGCTGAGTATACTGTTCCTTCCGGTGATGTATTATACTCGGAATATAAACAGACAAACTCTAAATTCATTCAATACCTAGTAAAAGAATTTGAATTGAAGCGTAATGCTGCTCAATTTGCTAGAGCACACGTTGCTAAAACAGGTGAGCTTGATATTGATAAAGTATTTGGTTATAAATTTAAAACAGATTTATTCAAGCGTGTTACTGTTGTTCCTGGTGGTAAGAATCATGGCATGGTAATGTTTATTGATTGGTCAGGTTCAATGACTGATATTATCAAACAAACAATTGAACAAACAATCGTGCTTGCAGACTTCTGCAAAAAAGTAAATATCCCATTCCGAGTATTTGCTTTTTCAGACTCAAGTCAAAACGATAAAGGTAAAGATGTTGTTGCTATTAGAAAAACTAAATACTCACAACGAGTTGGCGATTTATCGTTAGATAGTTATAGCACATATATGCTTGAACTATTATCTAATACTATGACAAGTGCTCAATATCATTATGCTCAGAAACGATTGTTGCAGATTGGTCATGTATTTGGTCGTGTCCATCGCAGACATTATGTACCACACGGTTGGAATTTAAGCGGCACGCCTTTAAATGAGGCATTAGTATTTGCTAATTACTATATTCCGGAATTTAAGGAAATGCACCGATTGGATATTGTCAATACAATTGTATTGACTGACGGTGAAGCAAATGAGACTGAAGAAATTATCGCACCTGACGGCCGCCGTAGACATATGAATTCAGTATATGAAATCGGCTGGAAAGGCAAAGCAAATACTGTTATTACAGATAAAGCAACAGGTAAAACCGGTTTTGCTAAACCTGGTCAGCCGTTAACAGCTGCTCTTTTAGATTTATTAAAGAATAGAACTGGAACTAATTTAGTTGGATATTATATTTTATCCGGTGTTTCTAAATATCGGATTAATAGTTTTATTGTAGGTCAGGGTATTATTAATGAGGATACTCATAATATTATTCAGAAAATTAGAAAAGAAAAGTTTTATGCGATTAACTCTTATGTTTATGATAAATATTTTCTGGTTAAATCAGACGATTTAAATATTAATGACGAAGAATTAACCGTAAAATCAGATTCTTCTAAAAAGGATATTCTAAAATCTTTTATGCAAAGTCAAAAATCAAAGATCGTGAACCGTGTACTTTTGAACAAGTTTATTGCAGAAATTGCTTGACATCAAACGAAAACGGTGTTATAATTAATTGTTGAACAAACATTTTTAGGACTATATTATGAAATCTGATAACCTCCAGAAACAACAACTTGTATCTGACTTAATTGGTGCTTTCGGCAAAACAGCATCCCGCAAAGATGTAATTGCATTCGTTAAGCAAAAAGACTTGAAGATGCCCAATTGGTTAATCAATGGTGCAGCATATCGAGAAGCTCGTGGTCTAATTAACCTTGACGCATTTGGTAGTGATAAAGTAAACAACATTCCAGCAAACCCTACTCCTGAGATTGAGGCAATGCCAGCATTACAAGCTCAGGTTGTACAACTCCGACAAAAACGTATGGTATCAGAAGTAGAAGATTTGGTTCCTATTAAAGACACAAATTATGTACCATTTGGTTTTTATAAAGACTTAGAATCAATTATTAAATCTAAAGTGTTTTATCCTGTATTCATTACTGGTCTTACTGGTAATGGTAAGACTACAATGGTAGAACAGGTTTGTTCTAAATTGAAGCGCGAATGTGTTCGTGTTAACGTATCAATCGAGACCGATGAGGATGACCTTGTAGGTGGTTCTACATTGATTGACGGTAACGTAACATTCCGTGAAGGTCCTGTTATTCTAGCTATGCGCCGTGGTGCTGTTTTGTTGATTGACGAAATTGATCGTGGTTCAAATAAGTTGATGTGTATTCAGGGTATTCTTGAAGGCAAGTCATACTTCAATAAAAAGAATGGCGATGTAATTCATCCTGCTCCTGGTTTTACAGTTATTGCTACAGCAAATACTAAAGGTCAAGGTTCAGATAGCGGCAAATATATTGCGGCACAAATTCTTGACGAAGCATTCTTAGAGCGTTTCCCAATCACAGTTGAACAAGAATATCCTTCAGCTAAAGTTGAACGTGCAATCATTGTAAACAATATGGAACAACATAGTTGTTTAGATGAAGAATTTGCAGACAAACTTGTAACCTGGGCAGAGGTTATTCGTAAGACATATCTTGAAGATGCAGTTGACGAATTGATTTCTACTCGACGCCTTGTTCATATTGTGAAGGCATTCTCAATGTTCAAAGATCGTCAAAAGGCAATTGAACTTTGTATTAATCGTTTTGATTCAGATACAAAGAATGCGTTCTTAGACTTGTATAAGAAAATGGAAGCACCGGCAGAGGAACCAGTTGCGCCGGTTCAAGAAAATGTTATAGATGAAGATATCCCATTCTAAGATATTTTTAATTTAACCAAAGGGCACAATACTGTGCCCTTTTACCTTTCTCAGCATATAAATATAATTATAT